ATCCCGCAGAAGTGATCCTGCGGGGGGAACAGCGGGACGAGAGTCATTACTTCTCGTTTCCGCGGGGGCAATGGATGCCCCCCCCCGAACTGTTTGATGAAGTCAAAGCTCAAGACGGAATGGAACCCGCCTCGAATGTCGTCGATTGCTGCCACCAACCTACCGGTGACATCGACTTCGACAATTTGACCTACATCAGCCAGAACCTGAACGGAATAGCCCTCAAAACCTCTTTCGAGATATTCGAAGTGGAGCGTTGGGGTGCACTCATCAAAAGAACCGATGAATGCTCCATCCCCGACTCCGTCAGGTATACGAGGCTTACGCCACTTACGAGGGGCCAGTCCCCGAACTTCAAGGAGAAACTCCCTACAAGCTAAAAGCTGCTCAGAGGTAAGTTTACACCTTCCACTCCAACGATAAACGTTGTTGTGGATTAAGAAAAGGTCCGAGAGTGACTCTGGCACCCGTTTGACGTAAAACGGTGTCACGTCGTCTCCAGAAAGATAGTGTTTTCCACAACTCTCTCTGAAAGGACCCGTAACGTGCGTCTTCTTGGCATTTGCGGTAAAACCACAAAACTCCAAAGTTGATAGCACGAGGGCCACAGAGGCAGAGGGGACTATGATGTCATCCCCGTAAACTGCCAAACGCGTGTCCTTTAGCTTTAGGTGTTCGATCACGGACGAACAGAGAGCCCAGAAAATAAGGCTTTCTAACTCGAACGTATAACCGTTCCCCATAGAGCTAAACTTCTGGTACACGACTTTTTCACCAGAAGGAAGAATCCCTGAGAAGCTTCGGCACTGCTCAAGTGCGTCAAGCCAATCAGGCGGGAGCAGGTACTTAACCAATTCACTGGCCACAGTATCAGAAGCCATCGACAAATCAATCGTAGCAAGAGTGCCAGCTAGAGACCCTACACGGGCCAATCGCTGGTTCCGGCTTTGATCATTAAGATCGATGCCTACTCGAGTTAGACGACGTCGTATCACTGCACCTAACCCCTTCTGAACGTACATGTTCATACAGGGCTCAATTGCGATGACACGGTCCGTCTTATAGTTCTTCGGAACTGTTACGACGCGATTACCGGCTACAATGTCACAGTAGCCGGTACCCTCGACAAAGTCGAGACCTCTATTCCAGAGGTCGCTCTTCTGCATGATCGCAGCATGAGCAAGGCACGCGTTCCCTAGTGTGGTCTCAGGTCTCCCTGAGTATTTATGCACCTTTGAGCTCTTTGACCGCGGTAGCCTTGTTGAGGCACCTGGACCAAAGCCGAAGTGCATTGCAGCTTCGTTCCAACAGAGCGGACCCAGCAACCCTTGTATTTTACGCAAAGCGCCATAAAGTATGGCACTCACGTGATCAGTCCCTTTGAAGGACTTATCAGCAAGAAGTTGTCTGAACCGCTCGTTTGTTGAAGCGCAGCTTGCCTCTGCTAGAGCGAATCGCCTCCAGGCCTCTTGTGCTTTTGAGTCCGACGATTTACCATCGTCGAATTTTGAGAGCATTTCGGCTTGGAGATACGAGACAGCAAAGCTTGCAGAACCTGAGGCAAAATCTGCCACAGGTAGGTCTTGAGAATAGGGTTCAAAATTCCTACTCCTCGGGCCATGAATCTGCAGGCTGTTCATAAGGCGATGTAAAGCCTTGTGAACGCTTGGGGCATGCACCACTGGACGGCGAAGTACTGCCGTCCTCACTCCCTTGCAGCGAGAGCCCGTTTTGGGCCCCTTGGCTGTTTTCGACGTTGACATAGGTAGTCCTAATTATCGGAGGAAACAAAGTTTCGCTCAATTTCCACGCTAGAAACGCGGAAACCATCAGTGCGCAGAACAATGTCCAGGTACAAACGAGGACAAGGGCTGCGTGCGATCCAACTTTCAAAGCCAGGTCTTTCACGACCTTAGTAAATCGGCTCGAGGTTGGTCATCACCGTTACGGTGGTGGCATGGAGAAGCATGTTGGCCATCAGTTTAAGATGGTCGATGCGCTCCGCACTGGTCGACAGCTGGGACTCATTGAAGACGCACTCAAAACTCGAAGTGCGTACGACAGTGTCCAGGCCGTTAACAGCTGCAACAGTCGGGAAGGCCGCTTTGATCTTCACGCGGTGAGCTGCTTCCTTCGTAGCCGGAGTAGTGACTTCAACCGACAGGGATTCAAACCCCTGTGGAATGGTCGCGCTCCGGTTCGCAAACTTCGCCAGGCCACCATTGGTGGTGACCGGGGCGAAAGTGTGCGTGAGGGGTGTACCCTTGCCGTCAAGCAAGGCAATGTTTCCGATGGCAGGCATCAGGATGGTCCTATTTGGATTATCTTCGCGTATGCGAAAGTTACTCTGTCAGTTAAGCACAGAGCGCGTTTTATATTCAGTTGCTGGAGTCTACGGTGAATGTTTTCTTCTTCACTTGGCAGATGCCCAGATCGCAGTCAAAAGGCTTAAACCATTAGCCAGATGACCAACTGAAAACGGGTTCTTTAATGACGGAAAAGAGGGGAGCGGCGAGTCGGCATAAACCTTACGGTCCATGTTCAGCTTGCTTAGCTTACCACCCTCCCAATCGCCACGTATAAACGCATAGTTGTCAGCCACGCGCCTAGCCGTTACGAGAGTTTTCTGAAAGTGCGTGCATGAGCCGGATCTAAATCTCCAGCCCAGGTCCGCATCCAAAACGTGCAACCAATTACCGATTGGCAAAGCCCAATCAACTACAAAGGAGAAGGGAACGAGTTCCCAAGCAACTTCAAGAGGATTGGTTAAGCCAACGTTAGTCACAGCTTGGAGAAAAGTGTTCGAAGGCTCATAATCAAGCCTAAGAGACACTCCCGCTTCCGCTTTTCGTGTGAGCTCACTTACACCATGAGGATACAACTGCTGGAGGGATATACGATCGTCCCTTTCGCGGTAGTTAGCCTTGACGGTTTTAGTGAAGCCTTCCATGATATGCGGAGCCTCTTCTGACAGGGCTGTAGTAGCCCCGTAAATGTCAGAGAGAAGGGGTGACCACCCGTATTGCAGCTCTAACCACGTTCGTGGTGCTGCTAGTCCGCGTGGCCGCTTAGCGCCAAGATGGCGTTCAGCTTCCTTCCAACGGCCCTTTTTGGCCGCTCTTCCTGCACGAGCTACTTGAGAGAGACGACGACCAACAGTATTAGCAACCTGTTGGATCCGATCTATGCCTCCACCCTGTAGGGTTTTAGCAGTCGACCGTGCCTCGCCCAACGCCACACCAAGATTCACTTTGGTATCCTTCAACTTGGTGAGGGCCTTGATGATCATACGATCCTCAACGCCATCCAAGCTTATATGATCCATCGTTTCTGGGTCATTGTTCCAGGCCTGGGTAAGAACACCCGATTGCACCTGTTTTAGTTCGCCAGTGGTGTAGAAAGACGATAACGTTCCCAATGGATAGGTGAACGATACGAGGCTCGTACTGTAAGCTTTGGGATACAACCAGCCTGATGGTTTTAGGGTTCTCACCCTGTCAGGCTTGAACGACGTGTAACTATTATAAGGGCGGGATTGGGTCTGCGAGTCTTCTAAAGCTCCACCTTGGGTGTAGCTCAGAATCTGGCAAGAACCAGTAACCGTATCCGAAGTAAGTCCCATAGTCGTTCACCAAAGTTTACAGATTAAGCTCCTTCATTTTCAGCCTGTGAATAGGCATACCCTTTTACAGGAGAAGGTCCTTTAAGTTTTAAGTGAGAGATCCGAGGTCACCCCGGCGATACGCCGTTTTACCTCGCGAGAGGTGGTGAACCCGAATCCTTCACTGTCCTAGAACAGCCTAGAACGACTAAATGTACGATTTAGTACACTTGACTTTTCTCAGTATATTGCTAAACTGAGGGCGAATCGTACCGCCAATGGAGCGACCTCTTAGGAGGTCG